CCCGGTCGCTAGTGCTGGCATCATTACCACCATTGGTCCTATAGCGTTAGCAAAATTACCTATAGGTGTCAACGACTCTTTCACCCGGTTCTTCATAATGTCGAATTTGTCGCTAGTGGTTAATGTTTCCTTGCCAAGCTCTGCCACCTTGCCTTCAGAATTACCCATTGCCTCAAGCATATCATCCAAGGCAAATGCACCCTTGTCGATAGCGTCCTTAAACCTAACACCGGCTCCTGCCCCGAAAGCATCGGTGGCTAGGGCTAATGCCTCAGAATCAGTAGCGGCATTCTGGATACCGTCAATCATATCCTGCAAACCAGCCTTGATATCAGTTACGCCTTCGTCTGCAAGTTTCTTGACTGCCGTATTTAAGCCCGGCATCATCTTGGATGCCGACAGACCAGATGCTTCCATGTTCCCGATAAGTGCAGTGGCTTCATCCAGCGAGAGTCCCATAGTCTGTAACTGGGGACCAAACTTCACGACCGAGTCGGCAAGCTTGGTCATAGGAACGCCAACAGCCTGAGATACGGCTGTAAGTTTATCTAGCTGCGATCTGGCATTCTCGGCAGGGACACCAAACTGGACCATAGAGTCAGAAACGGCTTTGATCATGGGTGCCGCTTCCTCGCCCATTGCCCTTGAGATGTCTAGAAAAGCCTTGGTCGTATCTTCTAAAAGATCACCCTCCAGCCCAAGCTCCGTGTTGAGGTCTGCAATTACCCCGGATACGGTAGCGGCATCCTGTGGAACATCTGCCCAGACTTCCTTGAAAGAGTCCTTGAGTCCTTCGAGTTGTTCTCCTGTCGCTCCTGTTCCTGCCGCTATTGCGTTGGTCGCTTCTTGATATTCTTGACCGAGTTTAGCCGCTGCAACCGCGGCTACAGTAATGGCACCGGAAGCCACTGCAACGCCTTTCATGGCAGTTCGCATTTTACTGCCCATGCCCTTGACGTTGGACTCAGCCTTCTTAGTATCGGCATCAACTGTAATTGTGACCGTGTTAGCCACTCGGTTTCTCCTCGTTCTGTCCTACTATATCAAGTAATCTCAGGATGCCAACATCCTCGGACATAACCTCGGACGGTAGGCAACTGTACCGCCGGCAAATACCGTCAACTATCTCCGCTGCCTCCAGTTCGATTGGCTTGGTGACAGGTTTGCCGTCCCGGTATGTACCGCCCTTTACAGACTTCCATCTGGCTATACCGAGGCTGAGACTTCCCCCGATGAACTTGCCGCCTCACTCCACGCTGTCAAAATGGCGGTTCCGAGATATGGAGGAAGCGACAGGAATCCAACTGCGTCAGCACTCAGCGGAGTGCCATCCTCATCCTCTAGGTTCCAGCTTTCAAGAATCTCATTTCCGAACATCGTGAACGCCTCTCTGAGGTCGGTGGCGTTAGAATCTCCAGACCCTGCCAATATCTGTAAATCCAAGAAGGTTCTCAGGTCTACATCAAGCCTAGCCTCTATATGGAGTCCCTCATAATCCTCTTGCTTAAAAACAAGGATTGCTCTGCGTCTCTGGATTGTAAAAGGCTTGACCCCGTTGGCATCTGCCGCCGATAGATTTACCATTAGGCAACCGTACTGTAAGTGGGAACAGTTCCGTCTGCGAGGTTAAGAGTTACAGACCAAGTTAAAGAACCATCAGTTCCTCTTGTTAGCGAATAAGCTCCAATCTGCATTTCCATAGCGAGTTTAGGATTAGTGGACGAATTGCCTCCAACCCTTAGATCGAATGTCCTTGTTCCAGTTCGGACTTTAAAAACGTCATGGGATTTATTCGATGCGGGATTGAATATTCCGTTTAGAGAAACATCACCGTCCGACATCCCTGTTAACCGCTCCCTCGCTGACTTATCAAGACCTGTGATATCAATAAGTTCTTGAGAGATATTGATGCCGTAATCTCCTATATCATTACTGATGTCACGAGCCGTACCGCCACTGTCGTCCACTGCCACGTAGTCGCCCAGTCCTGTTTGCTTTGCCATAGTAAGACCTCCTTATGATCTACTAAATCCTACGACTATTTTTGCGTTACTAAATGTTCCAGTTGTTGTTACTTTTATATACCTTTGAACCGTTCCTTCGTTTGTTAATCTTTCCGCTGACGGTGCAGCCGCCGCCGCAACGGTCGAGAAAGTCATAAAATTGGAATATGAACCACCGCTAGAGGTAGATTCCTGTAAATTTACTGTCACGCTGCCAGAGTCAAGGCTTAACAGTTGGAGATAACCAGAACCACCATTAGAGGATGATGCTCCACTATCAACTACAGTACCTGAACCTGCTGAAGAATGAGTGTCATCAAAAGCAGTAAGCATTTCACCGTACTCTGCCGCAGAACCATTCGCACTGAATGACGCAGTTGCGGATATGGCTGAACCGCCAGACCTAGCTATGTTATACGTTCCCTGTTTTGCTATCAGTCCTACAAACTGATCGCCTACTGCCGATCCCATAGGAATTAGAATATCCTGATCTGTGGTAGGTAATTTACCAGAATTAGAAGACCAGACTGCGTGCTGATGAGATGCCGCATTATCGAACCAAGCATCAAAAGACATTTCCGAATCTACCGAACCTATAATCCTTTTCCGGGCGGAAACGTCCAGAGTAGTTACGTCTAGGAGTTCGTTAATATATCCCCCTCCACTGAATGAATTAGCATCACCTGACAGGTCATAACCTTCTACATACAACCTACAATTCAGTCCATTAGTTTTTGCCATCGTTATTCCTCATGGGGTTATCGTTATCTCGCCAAGTATCTGCATTTCAAATGGAATTGACACCGCCCGAAAAACACTGCCACCCATATTGATATACCCAACCGTTGATGCACCTACGCTGGAATCAGTCACGTTCCCTCCGAGGTCAGCATCCGACTTCAGCTTGGTGTCAACCTGTACCATAGTATCCCAGACTTCTTCCTCTAAGGTTTCCCGTACATCCTGAGAATCCTGCATCCTAAAATATGCCCTGATTATAATGCTCGTCCGAGAACCAATATCGCCAAGGGTCTCATAGTCAGACACTCTTCCTGTTATCCAAAAGGCTAATAATGGAGAGCCGGATATCGCCAAAGGCTCTCCACGCAGGACACTGGTAAATGCCGGGTCACTGATCGTGGACAACAGCGTGTCAATCCGAGCTATCGCACCTGACCTACTCAATCAAATGCCTCCACGATAGAGTTGGCAATATAGTCCTCGTACAGCTTGGGGTTGTTGTCAAGATATTCGTATGTATTTTCAAACATATGATACCCCTCAAAACTGCTTGTCTGGTTCCGGGTCGAGATTCCTTCAACCCATGCCGAATATATAAGATTAGCCCCGTACCGATATTCGCCGGCATCTATCTGGGTCACGTTATCCTTAATGAGGTTCGCACCGATATGGTTTCGGAGATTGCCGGTTATCCTGCCATGACCCGGATATAGCTGTTCCTTGATCCTGTTACTACCTTCGATTGTAGCGAGGTCAAGTAATCCACGGTTAACAGCCTCTTGAAACCCAAGCGAGACCTGAGCCGGGGTCTTGAATATCGGACCCTTCAACTTGAACGTAGTGGTCGGCTCTGCGTCAGGCATTAAAAAATTATCCCAGTTGATGTCCCGGTCACCCGGAATTCATCGAGTGTATGTAGGATTGACTGGATCTCACCCTCCGCAGAGGTTATCGCTGCATCCCCTGACCCAATACTGGAAACAGTTCCCAAGTCCCTGTCCCGAAATACTATTTTACTGAGATCAAGACAAGCCTGTGCAACCAGTACCGGGTAGTCATACCTGTAGAGGCTTGCTCCACCGGAATGGGTTGCTGCCGTGGAACCATTAACCCCTCTCTCTACCGTGAGGGTATTTCCTGAGATTGCCGTTATATAAAGTTGCTCCGAATCAATGAGAATGGTTTGTGCTGACCCAAGATCGGACGCAGAAGTGACAGAGATAGAGGTCGCTGTAGTCGATCCTACGGCATCAGAGGTAGTGACGGAAACTGTATCCGTGGTATATCCCCATGATCCGAGGACAGACAGGGTCTGTTGACCGTCATCGAAACCCTTGGCTGTATCCTCGTTGAGTTTCAACAAGGTCTTTGGGGAGGAGTTATAAGGCATTAGGAAGAAATCATTTGCATATCCCTCGGTCAGGGTCTCGCTGGTCGCCCTGTCAGTCGCACCGTATGCCGTGACCGTTGTCGGAGACACAAGCCAGTTATCCAATGGAATCACTGAGACTGATTCTGTCTGATTGGCAAGATCGTCAGCGGAAACAGTGACAAGGTACTGGGGAGAGTTTCTCAGATTCCCAAATCCAATATCGTAGTACCGGGTCTGGGTCTGTGGACCGAAAGAACCGCCACCGCAGTAATCGTCTATCCTCCTGCTTGAGGCTTCTAGGATCCTGCGAATAGCAACAGCATCGCTGGTCCAGCCGGAACTGTAGGAAGTCCCTGCCAGATAATCCCTGAGATCATCTGCTGTAGCGTAGGTATGCCTTGTTGCCATCTACTTATTTTCCCCTGTAGCCTGTTGCTTGTTCTTTGGCTTTTCAGCCATCTTTTTGAAATCGTCTGGATACTTCTTGAGGGTTTCTGCCGGGACATCATAGATCTTGCCCTTCTCATAAACCTCCCCGGTAACTCCAAACGTCACGTTAATTAAACTCTTAGCCTTCGGCATTATGCCTCCTGAGTTGGGCGTGGAGCCGAAACTCCACGCCCACTGAGTAACCGACTAAACGGTTATGCTATGCGGCTCTGGAAATCTTGAATGCATCACTGAGTCCAACCTGTCCGTCACCACGCCGTGAGGCGAAGAAACCGACTTGATCGTTCTCCATGTACAAACTGTCATTCCTTCGGATCGTGAACCCTACCCTGTCGAAAATGTAGTAGTTCCTAAAGTCTCCGAATATGGCGATCTTCTCTGTACTTGTGATCGTGGCACCTAGCCCACTCACGACATCGGTATCAACAACGGGTCTGCCCAGGATGAACGCAGACGGTGCCGTGGTTATATCCGTAATCCCGGTCACGCCGTTCCCCGTCACTTGTATCTGATTAATCAGAGAGTTGATCGCAGACTTCATGACCCATGTGGCATTAGCCCTGAACTGGGCATTCAATGCATAGTGAGTGCCAATGAGGTCAGCGATTATGACGGAGGTAGATCCAGCCATCGTGTAGAAAGCCACATCGCTGTCTGACATGATGCCGGCATACTGCGTTGTATCGTTACCACTGATGATGCCAACGT